TTTGATATTAATTAAAACTTCAGCGTCATCTTTATGTAATGCTTCTAGCATTTGTATAAAAAGAGTTTCTTTTTTAATTTTAGGTATTGTGCTTCCACCTTTAATGAAAAGATAAAGTTTTCTTACTTCATCTAATAAAGAGGTATGATCTGTTCCTGCTGGAGCTTCATTTGCCATATATGGCGGAATTCCTTCAGGTACATCAAAAACGATTTTAGGATCAAAAGCAGCTTTAAGTATCTGTCTTAAACCTTGACTGTCGTGTTTTCTTAATACTTCAATTTTTAAAGGTTTGTCTTTTGCGTTATTTACTTGTGTAAATATTTCGTGTGCTAATGGTCTAGCATTTGTGGCCGTACGAGCCGTTGCTGCCATTCCTTTTTTACTCATTAAGCTAGAATGTCTAGCTTGTTCTATTTCTGCCATAATTATTTACTCCAATATTCGAATATTAAAAATCACCAATGTTGCTCATTAACGATTTTAGTTTGTGTTCTATAAAATACGGTAGAAGTTTGGACCTACTAGGCACTTTATAGTTCTTATAGGTATTTATAATAGTTCTTTCTAGTTCTTCTGGTATGCAAGAAAGGTCTATTAATCTCTTATTTCTCTCGTAATATTTGCTGGTTTCACTGCCAAGAGGTATATTACTAACTTTGGCCCATTCTTCAAGTCGTTTCTTATTAATAGGTCTTTGTTTCTCACCTGTTAAAAAGATATCATCTGGACTTAATATATTAGGTATACCGTCTGATCGGTCTCCTTTTATAATCTGTTCATGTAAAAAATTATTAGGATCTAATCCTTCACCAACAAATACCTTTTGTATAGGACTGTATTGTTTAACATTAGGTTTTGATTGTAGTTGTATAAAATCTTTATCGCCACTTATAATCATAATAGGTTCTTTTGTATGTTTTACAAGTACTGCTATAATATCATCAGCTTCAGCCTTTTCTACATACATCATAACATAAGGAAAGTTTTCTGCTATCTCGTTTTTAATTTCTGTAATTACATTAAATATATTATCCCAATCTGTGGCAGAATCTACTCTACCTTTTCTACGAGCATGTTTATAATTAGGAAATATATCTCTACGCCAAGGATCTCCAGCGTCAGCACATAAAACTATTTTATCGCCATATTCTTTTTTGAATTTTAAATTAAAACCTCTCAATGAATTGATTACCATGTGTCTAATCATTTCTTTATTAGGCATGTTTTCAGCCTTACCTCTGGTCTGTGCCATAAGGTTTGATATTAACACTTGATTGAGGTCTATTAAAATCATTTTGTTATAGTAATAGAGGCGAGCGTTATATATTTCTCGCCTCTATAAAACACTAATTAAGCGTTATAAGATTGTAACGATCTTCCATATAGTTTTTTGATACCAGCAGCAATAATTGCTTTAGATGGTGTTCCTAATCTATATGAAGTACCTGTAGAAGTTTTATTGATATAAATCATATTTCCTTCTAATCTTAATTTGTCAATCATAGCTCTTGGAGATACTAGATCAAATCTGTCTCTCAAAGTTTTCCATGACACTGGTTTCCCAGATGACAATAGGTTAAGTACTTTTTGTGTTTTTGAAGCATTACCACGTGTAAATGCTCTTTTCAATGTTTTTAACATTATATTTTCTCCTTGTTTTTCAATTGCTATTTTACAACCTGCGAAGGCGATTCTATTAAGAATTTCCATAAATCTATTTCTCCCAATCATCTGGTGTATCAAAATCTGCTTCAAAATCTGTCCATCCATCATTTGTTTTTTTAATCTCATCTTTAATATCTTTACTAAAAGGTTTATGTGGTTTATGTTTTTCATCTATAACTAAACTATAATCTATTGATGCAATAGGGCCAAATCTGCTCGTATTAACATTAACTATTTTATCAGATAATTTTTGAGCAGGATGTTTAACATCAAAATCTCTATAAATTAAACCTCTCATTATATCTACCAATAATGCCAAATCTTTTGTAAATTCTGGTTTCTCTGTCAATATAGACATTTCTACAAATTTTCTTAATACCATTAAAGCAATTTCATCTACGTTTCCTTCAACAAATTCTTTTGTTTGTTTTATTCTTTCTTTTTCAGAAGCAACAGGATCTTTTTTTGCTGTTTCTTTATTAACTATTCTATTTGTTGGAAATAAAATTACTTTATTATTATCGGTCATCTAAGCAACAACCATTTTAGCCAATAATATTCTATTTGATTTTTTGTCATTAATTATCTGATTTAATTATTTTACCTTCAAAATTGACTAATTCTTTATCGTGTAAATATTCAACCAATTGATTATAACCACCAATAAGTTGACCATTTATTTTAATTTGTGGCATTGATCTAACATTTTTACCTATTTCTTCATATAATGCTTCGGTTGAAGCAAAATCTTCGAACTTTTTTTCTGTGTAAGTAAGGCCAAGATTATTTAATAACAACTTAGCCTTAACACAATATCCACAATTATTCTTAGAATATAATAAAATGTTAGATATATCACTCATTAGTTTGCTTTGTTTTCAACGTTCTTAACAGTTTCTTTAAACGCCAGATCGGCCTTTTCTTTTAGTTTATAAGAGTTCGCTACTTCTTCAATATTGTAGTGATACATCTTATTATATTCACCTAAAGGAAGTTTTAAACCAACCCATGCTCTATAGTAACCTTGATTTGTAGTTGATACTTCTGTAGCAAATACTTCATACCCTCTAACAGGTGTATTTTGTATTACGTTAACTAAAGTAGATTCTACTTGTGATACTATAGTCTTTTGTTCGGTTTTGCCTAATTCAGTTATAAACTGTTTAGATTGTTTATTCATTTCGCCTTTTATAACGTCAGCAATATCAGCTTTCGCTAACATCTTTGCTTTCTCAATTGCGAGATTTAAGTCTGGCGATACAGCGGTACCTGTACCAAATAAACATTGTTTGTCTGTGCCTTTAGATTCAATAGAATTTAAGTTACAAACTTCTTTTTGTTTGATTTGATTAACGTACCAAGCAGGGATAACTGTTAATGTATTATCCTTTTCTGCTTTAATTTCATAGTTCTGGTTTAAGCCAGTATTAGCACAAGCACCTAGCAACATGCCAAGTATTGTGATCGTCATTAGTCTTATCATCATATTATTTCACACTCCTATTTACATCATATACTATCTGTTCTGTTTTGTCAAGTCCTTTTCTAATTGTTTTAAAAAGGTCTTTAAAAGACACGTTAAACACTAGCATATAGATAAGAGTGGCGATTATAATGTTTTTAAACATTATTGCACTCTCCATTCACCGTTCTTGTTTAGGCACGTCTTTCCGAACGATTTAAAGGCGTGATCTGGTCTACTATAGTATCTGCAATATTCTGGTGCCGATACATCTTTATAATAGAATTGTGCAAACATTTCCCAGTAGCCAGGTGTAATTAAACCCTTTCTACCGTCAGCACACTCCAAAATTTCTTTTTTAACAACACTTTCTCCTTCTTGTGTAATCTTTACTGATACATAACAGTTCTGATTAGCACTTTCTTTAGGTGTAATAGTTCTACTTAATTCATAAGTCTGTTTATTATTTAAATCATCTATGTCTTTAATAACTTTTTGATATAAAGCATTATCATGTTGTTTTTCTTCTTCAGTCATCTCAACTTTAGGCATAATAAAAGTTTCATTTGCTCTTACTTTTGAAATAAAAACATGTAAAAGAAAATAAAATAAAAGAATATATAAAAAGTATTTCTTGAAATTTAATTCTGCTCTACCTTTTCTCCAATCCCATATTAATTTTTTTTTAGGCAGTAATGATTTAATTGTTAAGAATAATTCTTTTAATATATACAATAAAGTATCTAATAACTCTATTGCATAAGGTTTTAAAAATTTACCTGTTATATTTAATGATTTCATTGTTAACTTCTGAATTGTAGTATACCACATAATAATATTACCAATACAACTATACAGAATCTAATGATAGACTTTTCTGATACTAATCTTATTGGTTGTTTACCCTTGTTGTTCAATTTGCACCTCTAATTTTTTTAATGTATCTACTATTTCATACAATTCTTCTTCTAAAGCTTTTCTAGCATGAAAATTGTGATCAAAAAAATTTATTTCTTCAACTATTTCTTTTTCTCTTTGTTTTAATATATTAATTTGTTCTTTGTCTAAGGACATCTTTTTCTACCCACCTTCCATCTGGTTGTTGACAAGCAGTTCCAAACTCTACTTTTCTATTAATACCACCAATACCAATTAATGGCCATTGATTCGTAATATCTACAGTTGATTCATAATCTTTACACTTAATCGGGCCTTCCATATATGTTGAATATGTCTTTACACTACCTGAATTATTGGTAGCTTCATTATGCCAATTTGTGTAAGATGAAGAAGTACCTTTGTTTAGGTGATCTACAAATACAGCGTTATGAACATCATAATCTGATTTATACATTATATCAGCACCGACTAAAGCCCCGCCAACAGCACACGTAGCAGCAACAATAGGATTATCTGTAAATTGTAAACAAGCGGCTGTCGTAGTTACTGCACCAAGAGTGGCGCCAGTGTAACTACGATTATTAGCACACTGATTAACAACAAACAAAAGTAAAATTAAACTAAATATTCGCAAGTTTCTCATCTTCTAATTCAGCTTCTTCTTCCCACATTTTCTGTTGATATGATTTACCAAATACAGAATAATAAAAGTAATCACGAGGATTTTCACTTTCATAAGCTTTTAACAATTCTTCAAAATTAATATCTAAATTGTCGTAAGTTCTAGGGTTTACAGATTTATTTTTAATATGATCTTTGAAAAATTGTATTCTATTTGTATAGATATCAACTTCTTTATCTTCTATTTTTTTCTTTGTTGAAAGAGCAACATCTTTTTCTTTGGCGTCTCTGAACTCTTTAAAAAGAGTGTCTTTATCATAAGTTATCATAATATATATTTTTAATTAAGTTAGTCTTACTGTATAAGGTAATACTTTTTTGTGTCAATTGCAAGCCTAAAATCAAAGAAATAAGTATTTAAAAACAATGACTTCAAGTTATTGATATTAATAGCTTTTCCAAGACTCAATAAAATCATTTACCACGTGTTCGTATTTCCATCCTAACCACACTCCAACTATTAATCCTA